TTATTCTTATTAGGATTTGAAGATGAATTAAATTCATTCCAATTAAGTTTGACTAACCCATCTAAACAAGCTGACTTGTTAACAATAGATGTTTGGAAAGAAAAAATGTTGTTATACAAAGACGCTGTTGCACCTATTGAAGGTATTGCACCAACATCTCAAACTTGGGCTAAGAAACATATTCTTGGATTCTCTGATGAGGATATTAAACTTGACTTACAACAACAAAGAGTTGAGAAAGCAGTTGCAACTGAAATTGCTAATACACCTAACGTAATAACAAGAACAGGATTGTTTGACAATGTTGACAAGTTGTATGGTAATAATGGAGCAACAACAGGAACTACAGAAACACCACCTGCAGAAGGAGGTGATATGGGTGGATTTGGTGCTGACTTAGGTGGAGAACCACCAGCAGGAGGTGAAGTACCACCGGCAGGGGGTGAAACAGCGGTTACACCTGAATCAGTTAAAAAGAATATGAACATCATTTTAGAACGTGATAATTTGTATGGTGTTGATGAGGTTGATTTAGAACGAGGAAAACGTTCATTAGGACTTATTGAAGAACAATTAGGAAAACTATTAGATTGATATATTTATTAATATGAAATTTGGACAATTACTTAGCAAGATAGAAGGATTAATGATTAATTCTTATGTGAATGAAACAACAAAAATAGAGTTAAAAAACTTTAAAAGTTTGGTGTTGGAGAATAAAAATGCCAGTACAATGTTTTACATCTACACTGAATTGTCCAAGAAAAAAGGTTATGATAAGACATTATCTGAAGCTTACATCAACGAATCTTTAAGACAAGTTGAAAAAATTATTCCAAAATTAAAAACTCAAAAAATTGAATATTGGGTTAAAGATGTTGTAAGTGAAAACAACTATAAAGATATTGATAATTTGATTTACAATACTCCTGATAAGATTATGGAGAATATTGAAAGCAGAAAAAATTTGATAAAAACTTTAAGTGAAAGTACTGAAGTTAAAACTACAATACAATTACCAATAGAAACTTTGATGAATATTGCCAATAGAGAAATAAGTTCTTATATTGAAAATTTAGATGAAGATTCTAAAAGAGATTTATCTAAAGTATTAATGACTGAAGATGTGGAATTATCAAAAGAGTTTGAAGATTTAAAAGTAAAAACAATTCACTCTTTAAGTGGTATTAATGAATCTATGGATGATATCACAACAAAAAAATTGCAGGAAACTATTAACCAAATTAAAGGTGAAGAGTTTTCTAAAATCAATTATGTAAGATTATACAATTTGTATAATAACATTAATTAATCTTTAGGTTTTTGAGATTCAACGTATTGAGCTTTTAATTTCTGAGCTCTACGTGTAACAGATGGTTTTTCATACTGAAGTCTTTCTCTCAACTTTTCATTTTGCTTGGTTTTAATTACCTTTCCTTTTAATTGTTTCAAGGCTTTTTCCAATGGAGTCTTTTCGTCTATTTTTACTTTTAACATATTATAGTAAATAATACAAAATTGGTGAAAATTTGACAATAGAATAAAATTAGATTATTTTTTTTCAAACAATAAACAATTTATACACATGATTATTAATGAAAAAAGGAAAAACATCACGAATTGTAGGATTCAACAATTCAAAAGTGAGTTATGGAACAGTTGATTCCAAAAACTTTAAATCAGTTTATCTTAATCTACAAAGTTGGGTTTCGCCAAAACAAAGTTACGACAATTGGGAAAGAATAGTATCAAATTTTAGTAGACAGATAAAACACACAATATTTGAAATATTAGACCCCACATTTTTTAAAGACAATTATATTGTTGATTTGGATTTAAGGACTAGCGGAATTGTTTATGGTAAGAAAAGTTTTATGAATTTGGAAATTACCTTATTCTTATCACAAGAAGTGGATTTCAAAGATACAATTCTTAAAGATAAATTAAAAAGAATTGCCAAAGAAATTTATATTGAAAACTTTAAAAAGAACGAGTATTTTGATTTTACACTATCTAAAAAGAGCAAAGAAGAAACATCTTAATATTTATTACTAAAACATACGTATGAAAATATTAGGACCTACCGACACAGGTAAAGGAATATTGATTGAAATGGATGCAGGATATGTGTCACCATCTCATGAATTTAACAAAAAGATGCTTGAAGAAAATCACAAGAATTTCTTGGATTATTCAAAACCTTTTGAATTCTATGCCGTACTTCAAAAATACAACACACCAAACCGTAATGGTAGAGTGTACCCTGAAAGAATCTTAAAACGTGAATCTGACAATTATAAAAAAATGATTGAAAAAGGAACATCCCTTTCAGAATTAAATCACCCTGAATCATCTTTAATTGACCTTGACCGTGTGTCTCACATCATTAATGATATATGGTGGGACGGACATATCCTTATGGGTAAGTTACGTCTTTTAACATCACCAGGATTCCATGAAAGAGGTATTGTATCTACAAAGGGTGACCAAGCTGCTAACTTGTTGAGACAGGGTGTTACTTTGGGTATATCTTCACGTGGGGTTGGTTCTTTAAAAAAGAACGGTGAACAAAATGAAGTACAGGATGATTTTGAATTAATCTGTTTTGATTTGGTATCTTCACCATCTACACCTGGAGCATATCTTTTTACAAATCCTGATGATAGAAGCAAATTTGAAGAAAATTTGGAAGAAGAAAAAGTTTCAAGAATGTCTCCAATAGAACAAGATAGTGGGACAAAAATGAATCGCTCTATTGACTTATTGAAAAAATTAAACCATTATTTGGACAGATAATTTAAAAAACATGGACGAAAAATATTTTGTAGCAAAAGTACAGTACGATTTACCTGATGAAAACACAGGTAAATTAAAGAAAATCCGAGAGGAAAAATTGGTTAAAGGTTACTCTGTAACTGATGTTGAAGCCAAGGTAACATCCCGATATACTGGGTTTCAACATGATTGGAGAATCACAGCAGTCTCCGAAAGTAAAATAGACGAAGTTATTGAAGATTAATAAAAACCCCTCCTAACCGAGGGGTTTTTTATTTATTTAGGGTTTTTACTAAGCCCAAATAGAATTTTTTGACATATGGATATATTTATATGTTAAATTATTCTATAATAATATGACAGATAAAAAGTCGTTAGTTGAGGAAGCACTACTACAAATGAAAAATTTGGAACAAGTAGTTGCCGAAAATGCAAAAGGAATACTTGCTTCTACTATGAAGGAAGAAATCTCAGAATTAGTAAAAGAGTCTTTGAAAAATGAGACTGAAAAAGAATCAAAAGAAGTTGAAATGGATGAACAATCAGAAGATGATTTAGACATGGATATTGATATGGATTCTGATGATGAAGACATGGATGATGTTGAAATGGACATTGATATGGATTCTGACGATGATGAATCGGAAGATGAATTTGATATGGACTTTGATATGGATTCTGAAGATACACTACCAATTGACCTTACAAATGCGTCTGATGATGAAATCTTAAAGGTTTTCAAATCTATGAGTGATGAAGATGGTATCATTGTTAAACAAGATGGTAACCACATTACTTTAAACGATGAAGATGAAGATGTTGAATACATTATTCAAACTGAAAGTATGGACGAAGTTGAAATGGAAGAAGAGTACATGGAAGAAGAGTACATGGAAGAAGAACAAATGGATGAAGATGAATTATCTAACGATGATTTAGAATCTATGATGGCTGACATTTTTGGTAAAGAACAAATGGACGAAGTTGAAATGGAAGAAGAGTACATGGAAGAAGAACAAATGGACGAAGTAGTGTATGAAATAGAAATGGAAGAACAAGAAGACGATGACGATGAAGATGAGGATGAAGATGAAGATGAGGATGAAAACATGTCTGAAGGTAAAATGACAATTAAACCAGTTATGGGTAAATTAACAAAATCCTCTTTAACTAACAAAGCTAAAAAAATGGAAACTAAAGAAGGGTCAATGATGAGTAAACCTGTAGTAGGTAAAGGTGTTAAAACTGGAAGTGCTAAATTTGAATATAAAGAAGGTAGAAAAATGGAAACCAAAGAAGCGGCTATTGAACCAAAAGGTAAAGCTAAAGGAGTTGGTATGAATTTAAAACCTAAGAAGTTTGAATACACTGAAGCTGAAATGAAAGAAAAGTATGGTTCTAAAAAACACGAATACAGACGTAAGGATGTTGATGGTGTTGAAAAGAAAGCTGGTGAAAAAGATGGTCATTACAAAGATTACGAAAAAGAGGAAACTAAAGAAGCTGCTAGAACATTAGGTAATGGAACTAGAAATTACGCTCAAAGAAAAGGTTTACCTAAAATGAAAGTAATTCCAAATCAGGCTCTTGCTGAAGAAGTTGAAAGATTGAGAGAGAAGAATGAAGAATACAGAAAAGCACTTAATATTTTCAGAGAAAAATTAAATGAAGTTGCTGTGTTTAATTCAAACTTGGCTTACGCTACAAGATTGTTTACAGAACATACAACAACAAAACAAGAAAAGATTAATATCTTAAGAAGATTTGATGATGTTGAGTCATTAAAAGAATCAAAATCATTGTATTCATCAATTAAAAATGAATTAAATACCACGACTCAAAACGTAGTTACAGAATCTATGGAAAAAATTGGTAAATCACCAGCATCAGGTTCTTCACAAAACTTAATTGAGTCAAAAACTTATGAAAATCCACAATTCTTAAGAATGAAGGATATCATGCAAAAAATACAAAAATAAAAATAAATAAAACTTAAAAACAAAAAAATACTAAAATGGGTGCATTATTAGAAAGCGGTCTTGTTGGTAACATTGGTTTAAAACACCTTAAGGTTATCAAAGAAGACACAATCAACAAATGGGATAAACTTGGCTTTTTGGAAGGTTTAAAAGGTCACATGAAAGAAAACGTAGCTCAGTTATACGAAAACCAAGCTTCTTTCTTAATCAATGAGGCTTCTTCAACTTCTGATAGCGGTTCTTTTGAAACAGTTGTTTTCCCAATCGTGAGAAGAGTATTCTCTAAATTATTAGCTAACGACATCGTGTCTGTACAAGCAATGAACTTACCAATCGGTAAATTGTTCTACTTTGTACCTAAAATTCAAGGTTATTCTGGTGGTACATCAACAGATGGTTTGTTTGGTGGTTCAGGAACTCACTACGCTCCTATCGGTTCTCCAGGAAACTATCCAGGTAATCCTGATGCTGGATACACTTCAGGTGATGGTACATTTAACCCAATCTATAACAAAGATTTGTATGATTTATTCTACGAAGGAAATGAGGCTGGTTTAAACCCTCCTGGTTTGTTTGACTATTCAAAAGGTCAGTGGAGTGCTATTACAGCAAATACTGTAACTTACGCTTGGTCTAACGCTGGTGTTTTATTACCTGCAGAATACCCTGAAGATAACTATAGAAAAGTTATCATTGTTATGAGTGGATTCTCTAACGCAGGTGCTGGTCAATTGATTGGTCCTAACGGTAATACTATGGATACTGAAGAATTCTTGTCAGGTTTGAACATCTTAGGTGTTTCAACTAACCAATTTACTTCAGCAAACACAACTAACCCTTATTTATTCAGAGTTGTTACTCAAAGATATGGTAAAGGTATTGTTCAATACGGAAGTCAAGTAAATACTACTTTCCCAGTAAACAAAAATTCAGGTGGTTCTTACTACAACGTATGTGACGCTAATGGATTTATTTTCTTGGAAATTGATTTACAAGCTCCTGTTTGTATTACTTGTGGTGATTCATCTATGGATGGTTACACAGGTTCTACTTTCTCATCTACTACAGCTGTTAACAATGCTTTCTTAGCAATTTACAGATTGTACAAAGAATTGGAATTTGAAGACCAAATTGGTGAAGTTTCTTTTGACCTTGAGTCAGTAACTGTTTCTGTAACAGAAAGAAAATTAAGAGCACAATGGTCTCCTGAATTAGCTCAAGACGTTGCGGCATTCCACAACATTGATGCTGAAGCTGAATTGACAGCATTGTTATCTGAGCAGGTTGCGGCAGAAATTGATAGAGAAATCTTGAGAGATTTGAGAAAAGGCGCAGCTTGGAACTTGAGATGGGATTATAACGGTTGGAAGAGACTATCTTCTAGCGGAACAACTCCTTACACTCAAAAAGATTGGAACCAAACTTTGATTACTGCAATTAACCAATTGTCAGCTCAAATTCACAAATCAACTTTAAGAGGTGGTGCTAACTGGATTGTTGTATCTTCTGAAGTATCTGCTATCTTTGATGACTTGGAATACTTCCACGTATCAAACGCAGCTCCTGAGCAAGACCAATACAACATGGGTATTGAAAGAATCGGTACTTTGTCAGGTAGATATCAAGTATATCGTGACCCTTACTTCCCAGCTAACCAAGTGTTAATCGGACACAAAGGAACTAGCTTGTTGGATACTGGTTACATTTACGCTCCATACGTACCTTTACAGTTGACTCCAACTATGTATAACCCATTCAACTTCACACCTATCAAGGGTATCATGACAAGATACGCTAAGAAAATGGTTAACAACCGTTTCTATGGTAGAGTTACAGTTGACGGAGTTAGAACATTCAACTTACAAGAATTGAGATAATTTATCTCAAACGTCATAAAAAAAGGGAACTTAGGTTCCCTTTTTTGTTTTATAAAGGTATTTATAATGTATAAAATAAGATGGCTTGTAAAAAATCAATAATAAAAAATAACTCAATAACATCTATTGGTGTTATTAATTATACTAGATGTTCGGATAATTTAAATATAAATAATCACGAAGTATTAGAAAATGAAACTATTAATGTATGGTATATTGACGGTACTTATTCGACAGCATCTAAAAGTATTCAAATTCTTTCAACAATTGATTGGCCACCACCAGTAACTCCAACTCCAAGTATTACAGCATCTGTTACTCCAAGTTATGGAGCAACTCCAACACCAAGTGTAACATCAAGTTTAACACCAACTCCAACTATAACATCTACAATTACACCAACACCAACTAGACCTGTGTTTACAATTACATCATTATCTAGCGGTACAACATCATTAGATGCTTGTTCAAGTCCAAGTCTTCAAACATATTATAGTAATGTTGCTATTGGTTTTTGGACTACAGGAACAACAATATACTTGAATAGTAGTTTTACAACACCAATTTTTGCAACATATCTTTCAGATTCTGGTGGATTACCAGGTAACACTGTATTTCAAACAAATGGTTCAGGTAATATAATATTAATTGAGTCGTGTCCCGCACCAACACCAACGGCGACAAGAACTCCAACACCTACACCTACACCCACAATAACACCTACTAATACGGTTACACCAACAGTGACTGAAACTCCTACTAACACACCAACGGCCACAATAACGGATACTCCTACTCAAACACCAACTAATACACCAACACCTACGGTAACGGATACTCCTACTCAAACTCCAACTGAGACACCAACACCTACGGTAACGGATACTCCTACTCAAACTCCAACTGAGACACCAACACCAACTATTAGTGAAACTCCTACTAACACACCAACGGCCACAATAACGGATACTCCTACTCAAACACCAACTAATACACCAACACCTACAGTAACAGATACTCCTACTCAAACGCCAACTGAGACTCCAACACCGACAATTAGTGAAACACCAACTAATACTCCAACACCTACAGTAACAGATACTCCGACTCAAACACCAACTGAGACTCCAACACCTACGGTAACAGATACTCCGACTCAAACACCAACTGAGACACCAACACCAACTATTAGTGAAACACCAACTAATACACCAACACCTACGGTAACGGATACTCCTACTCAAACTCCAACTGAGACACCAACACCTACGGTAACGGATACTCCTACTCAAACTCCAACTGAGACACCAACACCTACACCAACATCTTAAGAATTTAAAATTCTTAAAGACTTTGAAACTGCTTCGGTTTCTTCCATTGTAAATGCACCTCTAACGTGACAGGCAATTAATGCTTGTTTTAAACAATACATTGCTTGTTCTTCATTCATACCATCAATAAATGAATTTAATTGTTCATTTGATGTGTAATGTATTGTGTCAAAAAGAGAACCAATAATTTCTTGTGTTTTTTTTGATATTTCTTCAGTATTTTTAGTATTTTTCATATGGTTTTATATTTATGTAAAGTATCGTAATTTTTTTCACAAAAACAACATGGAACAACAATTAAATGAAGATTTAGCAGTATGGTTTGGCAAAAAAAAGAAGCCAAAAGGTAGTAGTCAGCCTAAAGGGCCGTGGGTTAATATTTGTAGAAAAGATAAAGATGGAAAACATCCACCTTGTGGTCGTTCTGACACCGATAAAGGTGCTTATCCAAAGTGTAGAGCAGCAGGTGTTGCGGGTAAAATGAGCGATTCCGCAAAACAAAATGCTTGTAGACAAAAAAGAGATGCCGAAAAAAAAGATACACAATCAGGTAAAGGTCAAAAACCAATAATGACCTCTTATAAACCCAAAAAGAAAAATACTAATGAAGGTATGAGACAATTTATCAAGTCCATCCTCAACGAACAGGTCAGAAAAAACAAAATGATAGACCTTGGAGAAATGGTTGAATCGCAATACGTTAAAGATTTAAAAGAAGCACGTAAAATTGCACAACAACATTTAAATGAAAATCCAAGATATTATTGCGTACTACACAGAATAGGACTAATTGAAGAAGGACAAACTGAAAAAATCGCTAAAGAAGTTTGTCCGTCAAACTAATGTTTGTAATATATTCTTAAGAGAGTGTTTAATATTGGAAGTAATTTCTTCTTCCATTTTTAATCTTTGAGTTTCTAAAACTTCATTGAAATAGTTAGTTATTTCAATTTTTGATTTATCTTGAATTACAACCGTGTATGAATATTTATGGTTAATAACATTAACCGTATTACCTTCTATTGTAATAAAAATAGAATTTAAAGGATTATGTATATATTTTTTATTTGAAAGTGGTGTCATTAATAATTGAGTGTCTGGTTTATCAATTAATCTTTTGCAAATTGATATACAATCTAATTCATATTTTGACCTTTGACCACGTTCGTAGTCCATTTTTCTTGCAGAATCAATGTACATTCTTTGAATCCATCTTTTGAATATGTGTTTGTATTCTTTCATTTTATTATGGATTCAAAGATAATAATTTTTTTTTGAATTAACAATAGGAACCAGAACAATGTTTTTTTCCATCTAAACCTGGCATCTTACCTTTACATACTTGGACGGCATAACCATTTGCGTATGCTGAAGGATAAACATCAAATTTTGATTTAGCAGCCGCTTTACCACGAACACATAATTTTGTTCCTGTTTTTTTCCTACCTTCCATTACATTAGGTTCAATATCCATCATTTCTTCTTCACCCCCATTGATTTCATTCATCAAGAAATCAAAAACTTGGTCCATATTGTTTTTAGCTTCAGAAATATGGTCTTGAGCCCAATCATGACCATTGTCAAGAATACTTTCAATTTGTGATTCATCTAAATCTAACAACATTTCACATTGTCTTTTCATTTGTTCTAAATTAGAGAAGAACATGTATCTTTCATTTTTTTGTTCTTGTAAAACTTTTCTTACAAGTTTTTGAATCATAGATTCGTTAAGTCTAACTATTTTTTTCATTTTTTGTTTACGATTTGGAACATTAATTCTTTTTGATAAGTATCTCTTTCCCCACTAGTATTCACTCTAATATCAACATAATATTGATTTGGTATTTTATCTCTTGTATCAAACATAAAGTAATACTCATTAGGTGTTCTATTGATTGGTGTCCAATCTTGAACTTGTACTTCAGTATTACCTTCTCTGACATAGATTCTATAAAACGCTTCAATATTGTTTAATACTACTTGACTTGTGTAGGCTTGTTTGATTGTAACCATTACTTTTCTAACATCGGTATTCAAAATCTTTTCATTTTGTTTAATACCACTAAAATCAAAACCATAAAAAATTGGGTCTTTTGATTGGGTACCGATTTGATAAACAGATGATTGACCTAATAAAATAAACTCATTCTCAACATTATTTAATGTCTGACCGTCTTTAATTAAGTTTGTCCAAACATCAGAGAACTGACAAGGAGTTGTCCAACCTGTAATAGGTGGTATTGTAACCTCATATACCCCCTGTGTACGGAGGCAAGTAGTCAAACCTGTATAACCTGACATAATATCACCGTTAGGGTCGTACAAGTCAACTATGGGGTTTTCATCCAAGTTCATAAAGTTACCATTTGAATATACATAAAGATATAAATGGTTTACTCTATTTGATGCAAATGTATTTCTATCATCTTTGATGATATCATCATAAGTTGTTTGAAGGAATGGTTGATAAAAAGTTTGTGTATGTCTTGTAAAGAAACCGACAGAATATGTTTCGGTTAATCCTGTAATGTTTTCAATTTCAGGAACATAAGCAATTCCCCAACCTGTTACACCTGTTATTGAACCATTTAAAATACCATTAATTTCACCTGACATATCAAATGAAATATCTTCATTACCGAACTCAAAATGTTGTCTATCAATAATTGTTAATCCTGAATAATTTAAACTTGGTATTTGTGATGAATTTATGTTACTATAAATTCCTGGTACAGACCAATCTGTAATTGTTGTTCTTTCAATCCAGTTTGATGGTCTACTACTAAAAGGTATGTTATTTGAAAATTCGGCAACTACGGGTTGGTATACATAATCAAAACCAACACCTTCATCCCAAAATTGTGGGCTACTTGTGGCTCCTGAATAAAGTGGGATTCTAAATAATACTAAATCAAATGATGTTGCTCTTCTTGACCCTTGTGATGTTGTATCATTTAACAAATCAATATCAAATGATGCTGAATTTGTCATAACTAAGTTATGGGTCATTGCTGTGGTACATCCTGTTGAGATTTCACCTGTTGCAATACTTTCTCTTAATAGGTCTAAATCTAAATCAAATATGAATCTTGTATAACCTTTTGGTGCGTATGTTGCAAGGTCTGAACCAAAATATAATTCCATTACGGGGTTTCTACCCGTGTTGGTTAAACTATTTAATTGAATAGTGTTATTTTTGCTGAAATATGACCTTAAAATTGACATTTGATATTATTTCTATATAAATATCAATTAATGCGAATATTTGGATTAAGAACTTTATTTGCTGCGTTTTGTAATTGAAATAATATTTCTGTTGAACTTGTTCCATCGGTTGCAACAGGTACTGGTGGAGTTCCTGGTAATGCGTGAACGTGAGCAACCAAGTATCTTACAATTAAATTTAAAAGTTCTATTAACTCCTCACCCCTTACAGTTGAAGATGTGTTTGGTAATATTTTTTCTTGGATGTCTGCTTGTGTAAATCCATAAATGCTATTTTGTAAGAAATCCACATTTTTATTGGACTTGTTTGAAAGTAAAAATAATGTGTCAGCACCCGCGGCATAAACAGTACCATAATTAGCTTCAATATCTTTTGGAGTTATTGTCTCAATATCAACTTTTATTGGTTTCCCAATTTCCCCTTTAGAACGAACCAAAGCAAATTTATAACTCTGACTACCTAAACCTGAATTAAGTGTAATGGCGTTAACAAATTTTGTTACATTTGAAAATATAATTGGAGATGATACCAATGATATTGCATTTATATAACCTCGGGCTGTTGCGTCAGGTCTATAAACAAATGGGAATTGGTTTTCAATTTTTGGACCATTAGGTATTTGACCATTATTAACACCAATGATAAAATTATTTATTTTTGAAACGGCATCATTAAAGGTTAATCCTATGAAATTTTCATAATACTCTAAAAACTTAACATCTTCTAAATTTGAATCGTAATTTATATTATCAGTAAATGTTTTATTTGTAGGTTTTAAAGAATATAAACGTATTGAACCTGTGAAAGCATTTTGTTGATTTTCTAAATTTTCAATATCCCACTCTACTAATTTTTTTACTTCTTGATTTACTGTATTTAATTTAAGAAATGATTGTGGTTTTTTACTAACAACTTGTGTGTCAAAACTTGAAAGTTGTACATAGGCTCTTGTGTTGTTTGCAATTGGTTGTTTACTAGTATCTAATCTTTTTGTTTTACCGGCTCTTAATAATACTGTATCAGGTTTAACAATAACATCAGCGGCACCTCTACCTAATAAAGCGTTGTCACCAGGTTCAGGAAAAATACCTTTTGATTTTTCACTTTTATGTGTACCGTTTTTATTCTTTAAGGCTAATAATCCTTTTACTCTGTTACCTAAAGACGTGTATTTGTTTGCGGCTTGTAAGTTTTCATAAGGTAAACTCATTGGACTTGAAAATGCCCCTTGAATATAGTATACATCTTGGTATGGGTACAACGGATTTTGATAAATTAAGTTAACACGTTCACCCACTTCAGGAACTTGACTAAAGAACATTGGTAAAAGTGGAAGTTGTACAAACGGGTCTTTTGGTCCCCACATATCAGTCGCGGGGTCGTATTGAAAACCTTCTAATACCGCCCTATCATTTTGGTCCAAAGGATATGCACGAATTCTACCCAACATCATTGGGTCCTGATTATCCTCAACTTTGGCAGGAAATATTAATTTACGAAATGACTTGTCCATTTGTTCTTGCAGTATGTTCTTTTAAAACCCTATCATATAAAGTTTCTATATTATCTAAATGAACCGTTAGTTCAATAACTAAATTTTTAGTTTCTTCAAAATCATCGGACAAAAAATCCATAACTTTAGTTAAATCAGAATTACCCCTATTTTTCATATCAGAAACAATTTCGTTCATTTCTTCAAATGATAATTTATTTGATTGTATCATAATAATATTCCTGACATTGGCATTGGTATGGTTATTCCTATTGGAAGTACAATTTGTTGTGGTGTTAGAGCACTCATCTTACTATTTTGGGTTCTTTCAGATTCAACACCTTCAATTTGACTTTTAATTGATTGTAGATATAAATTTGGACTACCATCAGGTAATGGTCCTGTTGGTATTCCTAATTTTTGCATTTGTGCTATTACCTCTAACATTGCTCTAGTATTGTTAAAACCTGTTCTTAATGCCGCTAACGGTAATAAAAATGGTGGTATTTGAATATTAGTTCCTCTTAGGGCAAATTCAATAATATTTAAAATATCATCAATTACACTTTTACACCTTCTATAGTCATCAATAAATTGTGTCACTAAAATTGCCGCCTCAATTAATTGTGATATAATGGCGTATTTTTTTGTTAATTGATTTCTCTTTAAATCGGCAGTTATTTTTTGAAGTAATTTTCTAATATCACGAATTATGATATTTCTAAGAATTTTTACAAACTCCGCCCCAATTTGAGACATAATCTCAATGTTCATCTTACTGAATATTTTCATGTAAGATTTTAAATCGTAAACTTGGTCTACAGCTGAACCAGCACTATTAACCACAATTTGTTCTAAGGCTTTAAACATTGTCATAAATGGTAATAATACTTTTGGTGAAATTATGGCTGAATATAAAGCGTTTGGTATTGCTTTAATTATTCCACCATCAATTGTTAAACCAATTTGGTCAATTTGAGGCCATTGTCTATTCTTTTTAACAGAATCAACTGCCTTGTTAAATACAGCAGTATTAGCCGCAGAATCACTATCACTAATGAACAATAATTCATTTAAAGTATCAAATAAATCATCAGTATTAACTGGTAATTTTACATTTGTACAATCAGGATATTCAACAACACCTCTTTGAATATTAGATATTTCAGATTCAATCTGTCTAATATCAATGTCCGTTAATTCAAAGAAACTATCATCAACACCATCTAACGGTGCAACCTTAGCATTTCCACTAACATCAATTTCGGCTCTATCATCAAAACATAAACCCATAATTCTTGTAAGAATTTTTTGGAAATATTGTTGGTCTTCAATTTCACCAGCACCCATTTTAACATTTATTGAAATAGCTCCAAATAATATTTGAAATACTTGTAAAAAAACATTTTTTAAATCAACAATTTTAATTGTTGTGAAATAATCGGTCATAAACTGACTAACCAAATTTTGATTATTATCTCTATTGATTAATTGTACTTGAAAAAAATCTCCTTTATTACCAAAACCATCTTGTTTAACATATGTTATATTAAAAAGACTTTGTTTTGATGACCCTAAATAATTTTTTCCATTATCATCATCATACGAAACACCTTCATTTTGAATGCGGTTGTACAATTCTCTATTCATTGAAAATGGATTTTGTTGAACTTGGACATTTTTTGTTTCATAACTTAATTTACCTAATGGTGTATCAGGAGAAACTTTTAATAATCCAAATAAATCAACACTTGACACAGGTACATAAATACCTTTACTGGCTATTGATGAATCATAGGTTTGTTCTTGTGAGCAACCCAATTGTTTCATCATTTCTTTAGTTATAATTTCAGGAATTAATGCGATAATAGTGTTTAATGCTTCTGTAAATTGGTTTTTAATTAGTCCAACACTTGAACTACTTGTTTTACCAGACATTCTATTATCGGGTAAAAGTTTGTTAATATCTACAAGTTTTTCTAATTGACTACTAACTTGTCTTTGATATCTTTTTTTTTGTTCTGCTAATTGGTCTATTGGACTACTAACACTATCCTCAGCCTTTTCTAATGATGATTGTTGTTGTGAAATAATTTGTTTTGTTGCATCAGTAACTTGATTGTAAGTTTCTAATGATTTAACTCGTTCTTCAACACGACTATATTGTTTATTTAAATCAACTGCTGGCATAGCAAATTATTTTAATTTGTATGGTTTATCATTAATATTTTCAATATCTTTTGATATTAATGATTGTAACATTTCATCATCAATATCACCTAAAGATAAATCATCTTCAACCTTGTTTGATTTCTCCCATATAGTTGATTGTAGTTTGGCTAAAGTTAATTTCTTTTCAACCACATCATTAATTATTTTTTGTTGTTTTTCTAAAACAGGACCAATTACAGTCATGTCTTCAGGGTCTTTTAGCATTGCTAACATTTTATTTTGAACCCTAATTGCCGTAGACCTTTGTTCTACAAGCTCATTATAAATTTCTTGTAATAATGAAAGAACGGAATCTTTATTTAACGCTATTTCCTTTTTTTTTGGTCTTGACATACTGATAAATATTATTTTTAATGTTTTTTATTCTATCATGTCATTTAGAACCACATAATATAATTTTTTAAAACGTTTCATTGCCGTTCTAATTTCTTTTGTTGAAAGGTTTGTCATCTCACGAATTGATAATAAAATAATATTTTTGTTAAATTTATTATTATCCGTCCCTAAAAAAATAGTCTTATAATTTTCAAATAATTCAAGTAGTGCAATACCAAGTTTTCTTTCATTGTCGGTTAAAGATTCGTTATCTACATAATCTTTAAGTTCATTTAAAAATTGTTGTATTACATCATCGGCTTCAGTTTTTTCCAATTCCATATAATAGACCATGTCAGGTCTCTGTTCTAAACTAGATGAAATATCTTCGTATGAAATTTTTCTATTTGTATCTTTTTGGTCTTTTATAATTTGACCCATTAAATAATTTTTACAAATAGTACCAAAATAAGAATAAGCCTTCTTTTCTTTTGAAGGTTTAAATTTATCAACCTTTGTCATCAAAAAAGAATGAGTATCAGTATGAATATCCGTAAAATTCATATCTTTACGATATAGTTTATATCTACGGATGATTGATGAAATCATCTTATCTAAAGGTCCTCTTAAAAACTCATTGTAAATTGCATTTTTTTCTTCAAAAGTTTCTGCGGTAAGATATCTCCTTACCGCAGCCTCTTCTGCAACGTCAAAATAATTTACATTAGTAGCTTTTCTACCTCTTTTCTTAGCTGAATCTGAGGTTGTTTCGGCAGATAACATTAAGCATTTTGAACTTCATACTTTATATTTCTGTCGTCTTTAAAGAAGTATTCTTTTTTTGCGGTAGAAATCCAAAATTTTACTTCATTTTCAGTCATTACATCATCGCCATTTTTGTAGTTCCAAAATATTGAACCTTCTCTCATGCTAGTGTGTTTATAACCAAGTTTTGGTATAGTCATAATTCTCAATGAATTATAAGTCATACGAAGTAGGAATTCATAAACAAATGTCAATTTAACTGATGATTTAAAACTACCAAAATCTTCAAGTTTTGATTTTTTAATTACCATACCAGCTGTTTGAAAATTTTGATAATCTAACAATGTTTCATTATTTAAATAACCCATTTCTTGAGTAAAGTTTGCAGCAAATGTTGCTTCATTTGTAAACCCAGCAAAAGTATCTTTATTATCAACGTCAACAACAATTGGTAAAAACGCATCTACATCAGGATAAAATTCACTATATTTTAAAACATTATTAAACCAAATATTTGCATATTCATCATCAAATTCAAAAAAAGAAACCCATGTACTAGATGAATTTTCCACACCAAGTGATACTTGACTTTGATAGTTAGGTGTACCTGTATATTCTACAAGTTTAACATTTAAGGTTCCAAAATCAAAAGATTGTAATTTATTAACTAATGATTCTTCATTTGTATGAACAATAATTAATTCATTACAAGGAACGTTTTGTATTTGTAATGATTTAATTGCTTTTTCAAAATATTCATCAAAATCTCTAACAATTGATGATTTAATTGGTAATATTACGGATAAATCTAATTTCTTTTCCATGATTATACAGTTTCGGTTTGAATTTGTGCTTCAAAAGCTTCTTTACGTTTAGTGATAAATGATGTAAATATTTCCATAACATCAGTATCAAATTTTTCTTTATTTGTATATTTTTCTGCGGTTTTTTCACCTTCAGTATATAAGTCAACAAGAATGTTATCTTCTAACCAAGTTTGTACAACATCAGCTATTACATCAACAAGTTGTAGTGGGTTTTCTACCCAAACACCATTTTTCTCCGTAATCCAATCAGATACCATATAAGGTGTTTTTCCAACAACTGGAATACCTGTTTTCATACACTCTAATGGGAAAGTACCAAATGATGATGTTGGGTCAATCCAAACACCTAAAAAACATTCTTGTAATGCATTTGCAAAATCATCTTGTGATAAACCACGTAAATCTTTAAATGTGAAGAATCTATATTGTGGGTATTTGATGTAAAATTGTTTAATAATATTTAATCCTTCTCGTTGTTCTCTTGCAAGAACACCAATCATTGGTTTTGGTGGATAAGCTTGTTTTTTAAATGAGTCTGAAATTACAGGTTCAACAACATCAATTGATGTGTTTTTCATTATTCTATTGATATATTCTTTTTGAGCTTCAGATGTTGTAATACATTTATAAAAACCATATTGTTGCCACGTAGCTCCAGGTGCTAAAGTCTCTAAAATATGGTCATAAGCTTGACTTAAAACAATTTTACCACATGGTAAGTTTTTTACTTGTTCCATAATAAATCCAAAGATTTCAGGAATAACCAACACATCTTCAGGTGCCACAGCTAAATTTGTTCCTTCTAAAGTTTGATGTTGAATTTCATCATATGGTCCTGATAACCAAGAAGTAACTGGTGTGTATTCTTTTTTCTCATAAAGCATTACAACATTGTGACCATTATTTTTAAGTGTTAATGCCATTTCATAAATGTATCTAATAGATGCTTTGGCGTTTCCTCTTGTGTCTTGTACAAAGAAGTAAATTTTGTTTAATTTCTCGTCAATATTTTTTATTGACCCTTTGATTTTTTCAATCATTTCGTTTTCCATATCTGTACTTAAAATTTTTCAATTAATTTATTAACTAACATTGTGTTCCATGCTAATTTAAATGGTATTGTAAGATGCCCTGATGCTTTTCCACCAAGTTTTTCATCAATATCTTCACTCTCACTTAAAATTACATCAGTAAGAGTTTTAACCATTTCATATTTCACAATTGAAATATGTTGTTCAGGTTCAGTTGAACCTGATACTGATGGGGTTTGAATATTAACATATTTGTCAATATTATCCAAATTTATGTAGTAGTTTTCACCAAATAATGTAATCATTTTTCTATTAAAATTTCAATTTTTTTATCTAATTCTTTTAAATCTGAAATGGTAATATCAGACTCTATTTTTAAATTATAGGAAGTTTCATATTTAATTAAAGTTTTATTATCTTTTTGTGATAATAAATCAGGATTTGCTGTAATTAAAACATCAAATTCACTCCATACATCATCTTTTGTTAATTGGTTATAAAATACAATTTTTTCAATCTCACATCCAAATTTTGAAACAAAAAATAATGTTGCGGGTTTTGTTTTACTAATTTGTTTTGAAATTAATAAAAATTTTACATTATCTTTGTATTTTACAATTAAATCATTTAAATCATAAAATGTTGACATTTCAGTTGATGGTGAATGTCCAAATATTTCCATTGCAAACTCTTCATACATAAATGACAAATATTCTTCATCAGTTTTAAATTTAAAATGGTTTGAATATTCTGAAGTATCATACGGTGTGATAATTTCATATTTAAAATCATCATCAACAAGTTCTAATTCATCAATAAAATACTTTTGATAGATTTGTTCTATTTTTGTAAAAGTATCTCTTAATACTCCATCAATGTCAATTGCAATTCTCATTCTTCGTATTTACTTAAAATTTGTGAAATTAATGGATTTCTAACAATATCTTTGTCGTTAAATTCAAAAACACCAATATCATTAACATTTTTAAATTTATCAATTGCATCCCACAATCCAGAATGTGTTTTATCTTTATATCTGTCAGTTTGTTCTAAATCACCTGAAATAAAGAATTTACTTTTAAAACCAATTCTAGTTAATAAAAGTTTCATTTGTTTTGGTGTACAGTTTTGTGCTTCTTCAAAAATTAAGATTGAATTGTCAATGTTCATACCTCTCATATAGGCTAATGCAAAAACTTCAATAGCTTCAATATTTTTTAAATATTCTCTTTTATCTTTACCTATTATTTTATTTAATAGATAGTAAGATGGGAAAATATATGGGTCTAATTTTTCTTCAACATTACCTGGTAACGCTCCAAGTTTTTCTTCAGCTTCAACTGCGGGTCTAACAATAATGATTTTTTCATAAGGAGTTGTTGGGTCTACAAGTAAATCCACAGCAGCTTTCATTGCAATATAACTTTTACCAACACCAGCTGGACCTGAACATACAATTATTTGATTTTTTTGTAATAAATCATAATATAATCTTTGATTTTCAGTTAAAAATTTTTCTTTTGTTGGTTTTGAAATTACAGAAGCAATAATTTCTTTTTTTGATTTAGGTGTAATTCTGGTTTCCCCGCTAAACGCTGTTGTTTTAGAGGTAACGCTTGGTTTTTTTCTTGGTTTTTTTTCCATTACTTATAATTTATGAAATATAATAATAAAAGAAACATTAAAAATTAATGTATACTCCTTTGGGCGATGTACCCTTTTTAAAGAACTTTACTTTTTCACCAAAGTCAAAAACTAATTCTTTAACAACTTTTACATTTTTAATAAACTCATCACTTTCAATAATAAACACAGTATAACCCTCTTTTAATAAACCATATACTAATTCAAGTTTAGAAGATTCTTTAATACTAATTGAATTATCCTTATACCCAATACCTGATATGACAAATGGTTGTGATTTATCGGGATTAGTTTTTATAAAATGATTTTTTATAAACTCATTATGATTAAGATTAAAATCATCATTAACAAATGGTAATACAAAATCTAATTTATTACCATTTGCAACTTGACCAAAAACTCTATTTTCCGTTGGTATCCAAGGTCCACCAACACCAAATCCAAAATTAAAGTTTTGTTCGGCAATTGATTTGTCATATCCTAAACTTTTAAGAAGTAATTTTGTTTCATCTGATGTACCAAAATTTAACATTAATTCACCTAAAAAATTAGCAAAATTTATTTTATAATAGATGTAAGAACTATATGCCAATCTATATATTTCGGCAGATTTACTTGTCATAGATACTACATTTATTTTTTTGTCTTGATGTGGTTGAAATATATCTGAGATGGTGTTAACAATGTGTGAATCAATAGTACCAATTACTAAAGTTTCTAATGATAATGTGTTATCTGACTTAACAATTAAAGGGAGATAACAAATACTTAAATTCATCGGATTTAAAATTTCAGATATTTGTTTTGTGTCACCTGGATTTAAAGTAGAACAGATTACAAAAATTTTGTCATATAATGGTACTTCATTTTCAAATGAAACACCAAAATCCTCAACAACACTCATTACATTTTTTATATCCAACAAATTTGATGGTAAAATATTTGTATCCACACAACAAAAAATAACATCAGAGTTTTTAATAACTTCAACATTATCACCATCAACATCTGAAACATAAATTTCATGTTTTTGTTCAGATAAAAAATTTAATAAATTTAGACCTAAATTACCAATTCCAATTATACCAATATTCATATATTATTTTTTAAATTAATTGGTGTTTTATCATTATAATCCCAATATAGTTTTTTCCATCTGTCTAAAAAAATATCACCATGCCACATAAAGTCTCGTTTGTTAGAAATTATGTTTTCAGCTCTACTTAAAAACCCAATCCACCATGAAAAAGTTCCTTCAGATAAAATCAAATTATTAAAATTTTTTCCTAAATATATCGTATTAATTGGTGATAGTCCCTGAATGGGTTTTAATTTATATTTGTTAATTAAATATAGACAATGATTATGGTTTAGTGAATCCGAAGCAATATAACCACCATTAAATTTTGTGGTTTCTAAAGCCTCAATGTAATATTCTAAAGGTAACATTCTTCTATCACCTTCAATGTCACCAATTCTGTAATGAACAAAAACCAAATCTTTATTGATACTTTTATGATTTATATTCAATAAAGATTTTATTTCAGATTCGTATTTTGTAAAAAACTCTTTTTTTTGGAAAAACCCATTAAAGTGGTAATGGTATGGATTTGTTGTGTCAGTATCAAATAATTCCATAAAATTATCATCATTGACTTTTTTGTTTTCTTTACCAACCAGTCCATCTATTTGCGGTTCTTTAATTAAAAGACCCCAATTATCTGAATTACAAAATGGTGGGTTTTTAAATTGCAGATTAAATTTTTTTGCAAAAAATAATGAAGTTACATATTGTATTAAACTATTACCTAATCTACCATTATACTCTAATGTAACCATACTAATTACTAAAACCAACTATGTTAAAAAACAAAAGTTTCTTTAAAAGGACTGTTTTTGTTTATATAAATTTCATGTGAGTTTTCAACTACACCAACTTTTTCAAAACCAAAATCATTTAAAAATGAAAAGTCTTGAACTACCCCTATTTGACCATGATTTTCAACATCAATAACGTGAAAAAAAACTTCATCAAAATTAACACCTTTTAAAACCTGTTCTTCATAACCTTCAACATCTAAACTCATAAAATGTACTTCAGTTAAATTATGTTTTTTTAATAATTTAGACAATTGTATTGCGTTATGAGGTTCGGGGTTCCAATCTAAATTATGTATATTTACAACACCTCCCATCATATAATGACTAAAATCACCATCTATGGTTTCATTATTATATTCGTTAGGGACAAGTACATAATTTTCAACAATTGTTTTAGGTCTTGTTTTTTTGTACAAATCATTATAAAGTAATTTCGGTTCAACAATTAGACCACTCCACCCAAATTTTTCCAATAATGATGTGTTATTCTGGTCATCAGGATGAGACCCACCAGCCTCAACAAAAATTTTATCATTTCCTAAATTTTTTAATATTAGGTCGTCTATTCCAAATTGAGCACCCATACCTTTTATTTTATTCTATATTTTATATTTGATTTTTCATATATCTCATCAATTAACGAAATAACATTAATTGATTCTTCCATTTTAAATTCATTTAAATTTTGGTAAACAAATGGGTGATTAGGACAAGAACCTTCATATGAACCATAGTTATTTGGTTCATTAGATATTTTATATTTTTTTCTAATTTTATCAAATTCTGTTTGAGACCCATGAGATAAAAAATTTGCAGATTCAACAATATTTAATGCCTTTCCACCAATTTTGACAAATCCATTGGCACCTAAAATAGATAATGAACATTCAAGGTTTCTTGGTTCTGCAGCAATTGTTATTTCACAAGTTCCACCAAAAGTATTAAAATCAAAAATTGAATATATTGTATCTTCAATATCAACTGAGGTATGTTTGGTGCTATAAACTTTTGAACTGTGGACTTTTGGTTTTCCAAAGACATATTGAAACACATCTAAATAATGTATTCCAACTTCATATAATGTACCACCACCTATTGATGGTATTGACCTCCATCCTGTAAAATATTCAATCGGTCTTTGCCATCTTTGAACAAGATTTACCGCTCTAATATCACCCAATAAATTATTACTTATGATTTCTTTTAGTAATTGAACTGTTGGGTTTAATCTTACTTGTAAAACACAAAAAACTTCTTGTTTGTGTTTTTTAGATACTTTAATAATGTCTTCAATTTCTTCAACAGAAAATGAAACTGGTTTCTCAACTAAAATATCACAACCGTTTTTTAATGAAAAAATTGATTGTTCATGGTGTAGTGAGTTTGGTGTTGCGATAGTGACAAAGTCCACATTTTTAGACATTACCATTTCTTTGTAGTCAGTATATGGTAATACATTATGTTTTTTTGAAAGACTTTCTACCAAATCTTTTTGAATATCACACAGGGCGGTTAATTCAAAATTTGGGTTGGCGTTTATTGCTTCTAAATGTCTGGGTAATATTGCCCCACACCCAATAATTCCTACTTTATACTTTTTCATTATTCCTGATTTTTCTAGCAATTTCCTCGGCAATCGGACAATTTCCTGTTATTACTTTGGATTTATAAATTGGTTGTTCATAAACCACATTTGGATAATGTCCTTGATTTGGACCTCTTAATCCAAGTTCAGATTTAATTCCGGTCATATGTAATTTCATTTGTTCATAAGCCATTAAACACAATGGTTCTGCCAACCTAAAATTAAAACCAATATGGACATGATTATATCTTCCATCCTGCCCTTGATTACAAATACTTCTAATTTTTTTAGAATCCAATTTAGAATTTTTAGGTATACAAATCATTCCACCTTCAAAGGTTGAAATATTTTTAGTCTTATAGAAACTAAATGTCCCACAGTCACTCATCATCCCTGCAAATCTGTTGTGTTCATCCTGAGCGGAAAAAGATTGACTTGTATCTTCAATGACTACTAAATTATGTTTATTGGCGATTTCATTAATCCTATCCATATCACATATTCTACCGTATAGATGGACTGGTAATATGGCCCTTGTTTTTGGGGTTATTGCTTCCTCTATTTTATCAACATCAATTAATAATGTATTTGGATTAATGTCTACAAATACAGGTTTTGCACCGGCAATGATAATTGCGTTTGTTGTTGCAATAAAGGTAAATGGTGTTGTAATAACTTCATCACCATCTTGAAAATCCATAGACCACAATGGTGCAATAAGAGCACTAGTTCCATTATTTACTGCAATACAATCTTTTAAATCAAATGTCTCTTTGACATAGTTCTCAAATATTTCTCTTACTATTTCAGGCATATTATTTTAATTTTGCGGGATTTCCATATGCTTTTGAATCTGATGGTATGTCTTTGGTAATAACACTACCAGCTCCAATTAAAGAATTTTCCCCGATTGTTATACCACAAATAATAGTAGAATTGGCACCAATAGAACATCCTTTTTTAAATAAAGTTTTTTTAAATCTATCTGAATTTTTCCAATCACCACCTACTTGAGGAATAAAATCATTTGTGGTTACGGTGTTTGGTCCTAAAAACACATCATCTTCTAATGTTACACCATCGTAAAGTAATGAATGATTTTGTATCTTACAGTTGTTTCCTATTACTACATTTGGACCGATATGAACACCTTCACCAATCACACAATTATTACCGATGGTTACATTTGATGATATATGTGAAAAAGCCCAAATTTTGGTTCCATCACCAATTTTTTCAGTTTCAACAATAGATGTACTATGTATAAAAATTTTATTCATTTTAGACTTTTTTCATTATTTGGTCAATCCAATATTCGTAATCAATCAATTCTTTACTATTGTTTTTAACTCTGTTTATTTCTGACTTTATTAATTGGATATTATTTAAATCACCAGGGTTTGATATAAAAACTATTGGTAAAAATTTATAAATCCCATTGTATATGGCTTCATATTTTTTTTGGTCTCCAACACAAACAGGAATACAATCAAGGTATAAGGCTTCATAAGTTCTAATACACTCTAATCCATTCCCTGTTGGAGAAACAACACCTAAATGTTCTTTCATTCGTTTAACATAATCTTTATATGTTAATCCGTATTCAAAATTAACATTATCTGATATTGTACAAATTTGTTTTACTAAATCTCTATAGAAAAAATTTGTTTGAATATTAAAATTTGCATACAGTTTATCTTCAAATGATTCAGGTTCAACAGTTTGTTCACCCAACAAAAACGGTAGTTTTTCAAAAATACCATTATTAATCATACCATGACCTTTTCGTTTAGGTTCAAATTGATTCTCAACACCAATTGGTATTGGTGTCACCATATTGTTATAAACAGTTGAATTGGTTGCAAAAATATGTTTAACATTACTTGGTTTATGTTTTAATATTTCAGGGGTAAATGAAAAATCACCATTCATTATCAACATAACAACTTTATGCGGTAATGTGGCAACTCTTCTAAAATCTTCCATAACATGGTCAATCTTACAAAAGACAATTCTTTCGTCATCATGCAATTCGGAAAATCGGTTCATTTGTATTAGATTATTCATGATTGTCAACGAAATAAGGTATGTTGTTAAATAAAGTATCAAGATATTCTTTATGTTCAGAATATGGTCTTACAGAATGACACTCAATGTAATAGTTGTTTTTTAATAAAGTTGTGTCGTATGGAACTTCAATGTTTCTGTAACAATCAACACGTCTTTTTAAGAAATCTTTAGATTTACTTAATGCTGAAATTCTTTTTCTATATTTAAATTTCATTAAATTGTTACAACTGTATGCCTCGTCCATTCCCCATTTATCACCCCACATGGTAACAGTATTTGAATTTTCAAGTTTCATAATTTCTTCCTCAAAAGTTTCCTCAAAATCATAAACATCCCAAAAAGTAGAACCCTTGGCGATGTGATATGCGGATGGACTAAAACCATTTTCGTTCCAAGTAAATTTAGATTTACCTTCTAACTTATATTGGTCATCAATTAACATCACATAATTTTCATCAGGTACATTTTGAATTACATCACCCAAAAAATAAGTTCCCATAGGTATTTGGTCAATTCCCATAATCGCACAAACCTCATCTTCAAAAAATTTTGTAAAGTAAAACAATCCCCAAGTGTATTGCCATGGTTTAATATTGGGAACTGGTGCTTGTACTATGATATCACCATATTCTTTAGATAAATTAATTTCAGATAATTCTTCTTCAGTACCAAAAAATATTAAAGTTGGTGTAATACCAAATTTTTTCTTGTATGTAAAAGAAAGATTATTCCAAAAATCATAATATAATGGATTGTTATTAGTTGCTAAAATTACTCTGTCTACTTTCATATTAATTTATATTTGTTCTATGACTTCCGTGATGATAGGAAATGTTTTTATTTTCTTCATAATTTTTACTATCAAAAAATGTTGATAGTATCACACCCCAAATAGGTAAATCACCCCATCTATTACTGTAAATCCCGTGAGAATCATCAACTTCATCTAAAAATTCACACACAATGTCATTATTTAAAATGTGTTCAACATCAACAACCATAAAGTTGGTATATGGACATTTAATTTCTTCAAATGATTTGTATGGTGAAACACCATGAACTGATATAAAACTTTCCCAAAGTCTTTTTAATCCTACAATAACATAGTCTTCATCTTGACCTTGAAACATTGGTGAGGAAAAGTATATTTTATTTTCTTCCATTTGTTTTAATAAACCAGTGTCAAACTTAGTTACAAAACAATCCTCATCAATTCTAATGATATATTTGTAGTCAGATAGGTAATCCAAAAAATCCATAGACCAAAAATGACACATATGTTTGTATCCTAATGGAAATGACATGGATTGAATTGTTGGTGGACATAAATCCACATTTATTTTATTTTTTTTGTCGTCAAAAGCAGTTTTGGGATAACTTTTTTTAACATCCAAAAAAGTAATATTTAAACCTGTTGAATTATTTTTTATGTAAATCTGATGTTCTTTAGTAATGTTACCTTCATGAAATAAAATAAAGTCAAATTTTTCATCTGACTTTAAAATAATATTTTCATAAATTTGTTTGTTTCTTTGTAGAAGACTTTCATATCCACTAACGTTTTGATATCCTCTAACAAGAGCTACAATTGCATTTTGATTCTTCATAATAAAATTAATTCATTGTGTTTGCGGTTAATTCTTTTATAACATTTTTTTCATCCACATAATGTCCTTGTGTTTTATGTGAATCCATTTGGTAATGTTTTAAGAAACCGTTGGTAAGAATCATTTTTTTATACTTCATTGATGCAAATATGGTAATTGACCTTTCATGTAAATGACCAGCATTTGGGTCAACTTTAATTTCATCTATCATTGGTAATATCCAATTCATATATTGGTCAAATACATTTTTTCTAAAGGTTGTGTTTGATGTTGATGACCAGTAACCCATTTTACCACCACTAATAGCACCCATTAATGCTTTTTGTATGTCTACACGATATGTCTTTTTAATTGATTTAAAAAGTGTGTCAATAAATGGGGGGTGTTGTATAAACATTGGGTGTGGTGCTGGAAATGGAATATATCCAATCATTTCTTGTTTATCATAAAACATTTTTGAAATGTTAGGTAATAAATCAGGTACATAATTGACATCATATTCAAATAAATTAACATATTCAGTATCAATTAGTTTATGTTTCCACAATGTATACCAACCACTAAATGATGTTAATTTTGGATAGTCTTCTAAATGACCTTCATAGTTACGAGAAATAATCACATTTGATAAATTTTCAATTTTATCAACAGGTCTATTACCAACAAACACGTATGTGTAATTATTCAATCCTTTAAATTTACCATTTTCTTCAAACAATTCTACCAAATCTTGGTCGTGTACAAATATAAAAGTTTTTAATGTTTTATCTGAAATTGTAATATCAACAGGTAATACATCTTCAAATTTTTTGGCAAACTCAACTCTGTTTGACTCCCATTGTTCGTTTGTTTGACCAATAGAAAGGTGAGTGACACGAATATCAGTACAAATACCAACTTTAACACCTTCCAAATAATTTTGGAATGAAAAAGTAACATCATAAAAATGAAAACCTTTTACAGTTTCATCAAAATTCTTTTTAATTCTTTGTTTGTGAACAGCAAAAAACAAACCGTCAACCATCAATGTTGGTTCAAGTTTGTTTCCAATTTCTTTTGAATATTTTGACTCCCATTTTTTACCTTCATTTTCGTGGTTTACAATACCATACATTGTTGGTTGTACTTCCCACCACATACCAGACTTTGGCATATATTTGGAACCCGCTAAACCAATAATTCCATACTCAGGATTTTTTTCAAAATGAGATTTAAGTTTATATAACCAACCATGTGTATCAAATTTTAAATCATCATGACATAAGACAACAATATCATTTTCGGCTTGTTCTAAAATCTTATTATAAACCTCAGACAATGAGTATTCACCATTATTTTCAATTGGAATAATTTGAACATTTTTACTTCCACAACTTTTTTCTAATTGTGTTATGTAATCTTCATTAATTTTCCTTGTACTAAATCCTATTGTAATCATTTAATTCCTGTTGAACCAAAACCATTATCCCCTCTGTCTTTTCCTGAAATTTCAGAAACTTCAACGGGGTTTATCCATTTACCATTAACAACTGGACAAATACATGCCTGAGCAATTTTTTGACCTTTTTCTATGTAAACGGTATCATGTGTTGAGTTATATATAATAACTTTAACTTCTCCATCGTATCCTGAATCAACGGTACCAGGTGTGTTTAAAACCGTCAATCCTTGTTTTAATGCCAACCCACTTTTAGGTCTTACTTGCATTTCAAAACCATCTTTAATATTAAATTTCAAACCAGTACCAATTAACATTCTTGATTGTGGTGGAACACCAACACTTTCAGTTGAATGTAAATCAAATCCTGAATCTGTCGGATAGTTATAACTTGGTGATACCGCATCAGGATGACATTTAACAAATTTTAAATCCATCTTTGGTTGCCCATCATTAAAAGTTTGTTCAAGTTCTTTTAAGTTAACACCTCCAATTTCTTCAACTTCAATTTCACTTTCATTTTCCATTTCACCTTGAAGTTGTTTTAAAATGTTACTTAATTCTTGTTGTAATAAATCAATTTCTTGTCTTTCGTCGCTCATATTATTGTAGTTCTTTTAATTTTTTAATTAAATCAATTAATACCATCACATCTCTTTCACAATACTCAACAATCAAATCAAGTTGATTAAAATCGTAGTATGCTTCGTGTACTCGGTTACCTGTAACCTCACCTTCTTTTGGTGATTTAACACCCATAGCGGCACACATAAGTTCCAATGATGATAACGCAAAGTTATTACCCATTTTCCATACATCCATAGTATCAATGGCTTTTATTTCCCAAGGTTTTGTATCATAAGATGGTAATAGTGGTGATGGTTTAATTCCATTGATAACCATACGTTTATTCAATACAGGAATATCAAAGTTTTTAATGTTATGTCCACACAACCAAAAATCCAATTTGAATACTTTATTCAAAAGAGAGTTAATACCCAATAA